CCCTGGTAGCCGGTGGCGGAAGCCGCGCCCTGGTAGCCGGTGGCGGAAGCCGCGCCCCTCACGCCGGTGGCGGAAGCCGCGCCCCTCACGCCGGTGGCGGAAGCCGCGCCCTGGTAGCCGGTGGCGGAAGCCGCGCCCCTCACGCCGGTGGCGGAAGCCGCGCCCTGTTCGCCGGTGGCGGAAGCCGCGCCCTGTTCGCCGGTGGCGGAAGCCGCGCCCTGGTCGCCGGTGGCGGAAGCCGCGCCCTGCTTGTCAGTGACATGGTTCTCCTTCTTGGACCAGTCGGCGCGGTCGAAGACGAACTTCACGGCCGCAGCAATCATGGCGTGCATGGTCAGCTCAGCCTTGATGACGATGCTCTTGGCTACTCGTTTGGTGTCGCTGTCGGTATTGTCGGACACTCCGTCAGCCTCCACGGAGGCAAACCGTGACATGGCCGGCGGATAGTATCTGAACACGTCGAGCGGGTGCTCGCAGTAGTGGAAACCGCTGGCACACAGGCTTACCTCGCCTTCGTGTTTGAACTCCTTGCCGACCTCGAACTGGAAATGCCGGCATTTGAGGTTCTTGTCGAACCCCTTGAATCCTTCCTTCTTCATCACCCCTCCCAAATCTGGCCCGGGTCGTGCGCCCGCCCGGGCTCGGGTGAGGCCGCCCCTAGAAGGGGCGCTTGCCTTGGGGCTTGCCGGCGGAAGCGGTCTGCTTCGCGGGCGGCTGCTTGACGGGCGGCTCCTGCTTGGTCTCCTCGCCGGTGATGAAGCCGCCGGGCGGGATCTCGTTCTTGGCCTTGTACTCCGCGGTGGCCGGTCGGATGATGACCTTGGCCCTGCAGGTCCGGCCCTTGAAGTCGGCGAAGCTCAGCGAGACCGCCGTCTCCCCGGCCTGCATGAGCCCGAAGGCCTTCAGCGCCTGCACGGTGAGCCCGTGGCCCGGCTCGCCCTTCGGCACGAACACGAGCGTGTGCCACATCTTGCGCCCCTTGAACGGACCGGCGTCGACGGTCAGCTCGAGGTCCATCTTGGTGCGGTTGCTCTCCTTGGTCTTCCCGGTCTTGTAGTCCGAGATGAAGAGCTCGTACTCCCCGGCGGCGAACGGTTCGTAGTTCGGCCGCTGGTCCGAGTCCTGATCCACGTCCATGTCGATGTCGCTCATGACTTCTTGCCTCCCTTCTTGCCGTTGCCGTTTCCGTTGGTGCCGAACAGGGCCGCGAACGACGCATAGGGGTTGTCCTTCCCCAGGCGCACGGTCTTGTCGTTGACCTCCTCAATCCTGCTCCCCCAGAGGCCCAGCGGACCGCCCTGGAAGGTCAGGTTGTACTCCGTCGCGGCCCCCACCTGCTTCTTGTAGGTGTAGCCGATCATGTCCGCGGCCGCGGCCAGCTTGGAGCCGGCCTTGCCGGGGGCGTTGATGCCAGCCGGGGTGATGAGCTGGTTCTTGTCGTCCAGCTTGGGCTCGCGGCAGTGCGCCAGCAGGATGAACATCTTGCCGGAGCTCTTGATGGCCTTGATGAAGCCATCGATCCGCTCGGACATCTCGCCCCACATCTCGAAGCCGTCCACGCCGGGCTTGCGCTCCGTGATCTTGGACAGCCCGCGGGCCCCCGCGATCTCGTCGCACAGCCACTCGGTGAGGACGTCGATGGTGTCCACCACGATCGTACGGATGGACTCATCGGCGAGCGCCGCCTCGAACGCGCTCCGGAAGTCCTCGAGGTTGGCGATGTCATCGATGCGGCCGGCCACGTGGTCGCCGCCGCCCTGCTCGAGCTCGAGGACGTAGCTGTCCGGGAAGGCGGCCGCCAGGGTCGTCTTGCCGGATTTCGGGTGACCGACCAGCAGCAGCATGCCGCTGCTGGGTAGCCCCACGGATTTCTTGCCGCGCGGGGCGACCAGCTTGCGCTGGGCGACCGGCGGGTCCTGCGTCTGCGTGTCCATGCGTTCCTCCTGTGTGGTTGCGACTTAGATCAGAAGCCGACCTTGGCGGTCGCCTTGGCCTTCTTGGCCTTCGCTCCGGCTCTCGTGGCCTCGGCCGCGGCGGCGTTGGCCGCGAACGTGCTGTAGGACGCCGGTCCGATGAGCTCCCTGGAGAGGCCCCGCTTGAGGCCCAGGGCGCACAAGAACGCCTGGCGCGCCGTGGTCATGTCGGCGACGGGTTTGGCCTCGGATCCCCAGGGGGCGACCTTGGGGAACCGGACGATGTCGGCCCACTCGATCAGGACGCCCGGGTATTGCTCCTCCACCGCGATGGCGTAGCCGCCGGCGGTCTGGAGGGCGTACTCGTTGTAGATCCCGGACGAGGTCTTGAAGTCCACGATTCCCCAGGCCCCATCGCGGTAGCCCAGGCCGTCCAGGCGGCCGCCGAAGCGGTTGGTGGCGCTGCCGACAGGCAGCTCGCTCTCCACGATCTCCGTGTGCGTGTTGGCGAGCCAGGTCTCGAACTCCGCGATCGCGGGCCGGATGACGGTCGGGACCTTAGGCTCGCGGCCGGCCAGGACGTCCTCGAAGCCGGCGTGTGCGGCCGTGCCGAGATCCGCGGCCTCGTCCTTGACCGCGGTGGGCCGCTTGCGGCCCTCCGCGACCACGGCCTCGATCCACTGCTCCGTGAGTTCCACGTTGCGGCCGGCCTGCGACAGTTCGAGGAGCCGCTTGCGGATCTGCTCGCAGGCGGTCTTGGCGTACCAGTTGTAGAGCGCCGGCTTGCTGATGACGTCGAGCACTCCGGTGACCGAGCACTCGCAGGGGATGATCTGCCCGCTGGGCAGCTCGATCTGGTAGCGGTGGCGCCCGGTCGGGTCCGTGACGGCGTAGGCTGCGGCTGGTAATTTCATTGAGTCCTCCCTAGAAGGTGCCGACGGGGCTCCTGGTCCCCGCCGGCGAGAGCCAGCCCCCGGAACGCGACCCCGGGAGCCTTCGGGCCGTCTCTGCGACCTGTCAAGCCTGAAGACCTCTTCGAGTCCCCCCGGCTTTCGGTGTCCCCGTGCGACTGCTCCATTCCCCGTGTGTCAGGCGGCGCCGCCCCACGGGTTGACGAGGACATAGGAGCATGGCTGGGCACTTGGCCCAAATTGGACGCGCGGCCCTCTGGGCCTGTGGCGCATGGCGGCACGCGCGTCTCTTGTTGGGGCTCGCAGCCCCGCATCCCTACGGCTGCTGTTACTATGCGGGAGACCAAGCCCACCGCGGCGCCCTTTGCCGCTGGCCTGGTCCGGATGGTCGTCCGGCTGGCTCCCATATCGACCGCGCGCCCGGGCCCGGTGTTTATTTTTCCTTGCGGGGCCTTTACCCGGGATACTGGACTGGCCATTCCAGGGGACGTCTCGCGCGGTACTGCCCCGGCGCGGGCCGTGGAGGTCCCGGGCATGAGTCCGGGGGTTGTGCCGACCCGCTCCGAAATCTTCATCTCATCACCACGAACCCGCGGAGGCTCCAGTCCGACAGGTGCCAGAGAAAATATCCGCCTCCGAATATCACGGCGGCCCAAGCGACGACCTTGGATACCTCCGCCGCGGGCCGCGCCCGGGGCTCCAGGTCCTCCCCGAACTGCTCCTCGAGCTCTGCGGCTTGCCTGCGGATCTCGGCAGGGGTCATGGTGTCCTCCAGACCGGCCGCCCCAGCGGGCGCGGCGGCATGTAGCAGATCAGCCCGCCGCCCAGGCAGTGGTGGCTCGGCGCCGGCGCCGCGGGCCCGGAGAGGGACGGGCCATCGCACGGGATCACGCGGTAGCCCGCCTCGCGCCAGGTCTGGCGTGGGATGTGCGGGGTGGCCGGCGCGCGCCGCGGCGGGTCGTTTAACCGCCTGGAGGCCGAGGACTCCGCAGCCCGGCGGGTCATGTAGACCGTCCGTGAGCAGACCGGCGTCCCATCAGGAAACGCGATCGTATACACGCTCGGCCTCCTTCCGTCTGCGGAGCTCGCGGCGGTCGCGCTCTCGGTTCTCGCTGGCACTGAGCCAGGAGAAATACTCGCGAGGGTCGTCGCGGTGAGGGTTCCAGTTGCGGTGGCCGCTCATGGCTTGGCCTCGGCCCTGCGTTGTCTGGTCCATGCGCTGCTGTCGATCTTCTCCTTGACTTCGAGGGCGACTTCATCCAGCAGGTCCTCGTAGTCCGAAACGCAGAGATTGATGAGGGCGTCCTTGAGCGCCAGTCTGACCGCATCCAATCTCCGCTTATATTCTCTGTCGTCGATGTAGGTCGGCCTCGGCTTCTCCTCTGTCTTCATACCGCCTCCTGTTGCCCGTCGTATCCCTGGGCCATGAAGAAAGCGTCGATGTGTTCCTTAAGGAAAAAGTAGCGCCGGCCATCACTGCCGTGCTGGATGCGCTTGAGCCTGGCCATGCGCGCCAGGGCGGCGGGCTTCATGCGCGCGTAGGGAGCTGCCTCCTGAGTCGTCATCCACGGGCTGGTCATGGAAGGCCTCCAAGCAATCTCCTGACCATGCGCGCAGGCAGCGTGATGGTGACGGGTGTCGAGTCCTTCTTTCTGGGCTTCGGCTTCGGCTTTGGCGGAGGTGGGGCTTCGGCGGGAACCGCCTCCGCCGGCGGGGCCGGTTGGAGATTCGTCCGCACGCGGACGTGCTCGGCCAGGTCCAGGACTCCCTGCCGCGCCGTTGGATTGAGCTGGTCCGCCAGGCCGCGCCACCGGATCTGCTGCTCGTCGAGGCAGTGGGAGCTGCTCGCTTGGTGGACGAAAAAAAGGTTGAGGAACTTCGCCTGGTTGTAGGTGACGGCGTTGCCCAGGGTCTTGGCCACCTGCATCAGGTCGACTTCGGAGCGGACCTTCACGCGATGCCCTCCTCTTCCAGGTCCTCAGGCTCGATGGCGTCCAGGTCGATGTTGAGGGCCTTGACGATGCGCACGAAGTGGGCGGCGCAGGGAGCACTGTGGCCGGAGCAGATGCGCTCGACCGTCCGCTCCGGTACGCCACTCATGCGGGCCAAGGCGGCGAGCGTGACGCCATGCGCTCGTCGGATGAGGTCGGCCTTGGCGCCAAACTTGAGGGTTCTCACATAATCCCCGCAAGGCTCTGATACGCATGACGGTTGACGGAACCAGGGCATGTGGCCATCCTTATTAATATGGAATGTGGTAGAATCGGCGGGACGGACATGGGCTTCTTAATGAAGGAGGCCGCCTGCTGGCGGCCTTGCTCCCGATTGCCCATGTCGGAGGTCTTCATAGTGCTTGCTGGCTACTCGTTACTCGGCTCCAAAACGGAAGGCGCGGCGGACTGTCTGGACATGGGCATGAACAGGCGGGGTCCGCCGCGCCCAGATCGGCGCGCGATGCGCGGGTGCGGCGAGCTGCTCGGTTTGCCCATGTCCTTGACTTCTTGGCATATTGTACAGGAAGTCCTCAAAGTTGTCAAGGGATTTCTGGTGAATAAGAAAAGGTAAGTATCCCGTGATACCACTTAAAGAACCTTCCCCGCCATCCCGAACATCGTCTCAGGTATTGACGCCACGTCTCCCCGGTGAGAGTACCGGAAACAAAACTCATCAAGGTAGGTCTGCATGTGCTTAGAGGAAATAGCGTGATAGGTGCCATTTACAGACCGCTTGAACTGAGACCAGAATCCGTCTATGGTCTGCGTGTGAATCGCGCCCCGCACGAACTCCCCGCCTCCGTGCTTGACTGTCTCGTGCATGAAACCCATGGCCTCGGCCTTGTTGTAGAGGCCGGATTCGTCCGTGGACAGCATGGAGCCTGCCTTAGCCATGGACAGCAACAGCGGCAAGATGATTGCCGACCGGGCTTTTTTGAGAGCCTGCGTCCTGATTCTGCCGCCACGTTCTACCACGCCAAAGACCGGAGTCTTCCCGTCGGCCCCGAGCCCGCGCTTGCCGTGTCTCTTGCCTCCAACATAGGACTCATCGGCTTCAAGGACTCCCGCCAGCAAGTCTCCGTCCTGCGACATCAACAAGCGAAGCTGCCGGGCCATGCGCCAAGCGCATTTATAGGTCACGCCGAGCTGGCGCATCAGTTCCATAGCCGAGACTCCGTTTTTAGCCGTAGCGAACATGAAGATGGCATGGAACCACAGCGTCAACGGAGTGGGAGACTTGTGGAAGATTGTCCCTGCCGTGGGCGAGAAGTGGGAGCCACACCGGCAGCAGACGTATTCCCGCCGTCCCTCGATAGGATAGAACGGGTCCCCATGGCCGCACTTCGCGCACTTAGTTCCCTTGGGGCACCGCAGGATAAAGATGTATGCAAGGCAAGCCTTGTCGTCGGGGAATTGCTGGCGGAACTCCTTGACGGTGTATTTCATATCGTTGTCTCCTGCCCGTCCATTACGCCCTCAGCACCAAAGGTACACCAATCCCCAGGCATATTATCCCCCGCCATAAATTCTCTCCGCGCTAGAGCACAATACGGACCCGAGAACGGAGTACCAGGAAGAAACTGCGGACATCGGGCACATTTCGCTGACGATGGCATAAATTCTCCTTCACTTCCTACACACTCTGCATCTATTGCGAGGACCGTGGAACCCGGGGAGCAGATGCGCCCCCGGTTCCGCTTCGTCATGGAGGCCGCGAGGAAGACGCCCGCCCTCAAATTGTTTGCGAAGTTCAACGAGTGCGGCGGGCCAAGTATCACGCCCAGGGCTCCGGAAAGTGTATCCGGTTCGCGCCTCATCCGTTTCGGCATCGGCGTATACCTCTGGGTATTGACGCCAAAGCTCCCACCACTCGCTGAGTCGTTGAGCGTAGCACCTGGCGCAATCCGTCCGCTCTGGGATGCAGACACCACGCTTGCTCAAATAGGCTTCGACATCTCCAATGCCCCATCCCCACTCACGCATGGGGAATCTCATAGTCACACCTTGGACTCCGCTGTAATCCCCACCTTCCCTCTCTGGTTCGTCGGCCCTGATTCCCACGTGACTCACTACGCCGCCTCCGCACCAGATGGCGCATCTGAGCAGTTCCTCCCAGACTTCTATTTTAAGAATCCGGGTACACCATCGTTGCTGCCAGTTGGGAAGGGCCTGCTGGCGAGTAATCAAGGACTGGAGGCTTTCGTGTCGTCTTGTGACCCGCATGACTGGAACACCAAGCAGTTTTTCCAATCGTTCAAGATGCGCGACCATCGGCGGAAGCTCATCACCCGTAGGCGTATAGACGTAGATGTAATTCCTCGGCTCGATCTCTGCAAGCCGCAAAGCCAGAGCCGAACTATCTTTACCACCGGAGAGCGCGACTATATGCAAAATATCCATACTCATAGTATAGCAGAAGTGTTAAGTGGTGTCAAGGGATAGTTACCTAAGAAAATGGGCCGCCCTCCGTCGGGGGGAGAGCGCAGATGGGTCCGCTTGAGCAAGGAGACTTGGGAGCGCATCGATAAAATATGTGCGTTGAGCGAACGCCAAAAGACGGAAAGAGATTGGTCGTGGGCAATCGAGAAGATACTTTGCTCAGGGGAAAAAAATTCCAGACCCGCATGCATCGCAGAATCAGAGGTACATCAATGAACGATGGGAAGAGGCCATCCATGACTCTCCGGTTTGGCGTCTGTGGTACGCTGCTCTCATCTCATCTCCAGCGGGCGCGGGGGCGCGCGGGCCTGGGCCGGATCAGGCTGCACGATTTCCGGCACCGGTGGGGGTCGGAGCTGATGACCAGAGCCAGGGACGAGTACGCCGTGATGCAGGCCGGGGGCTGGACGACCCGGGCCGCCGTAGCGCGCTACCAGCACGAGACGGACGGGCGCCGCTACGTCAACCGTCAGCCCGTCGTGGCTCTACCTGCTCCCCCCATACTCCCCCCACGGACCCGGAAACGCTCCAGGATGCCCCAGGAGGCCCTCGCACCGAGCCCGGGGCCTAGCCCCGCCCAACGCGCCGCAGTGCCCTGGCGCCCCTGCGGCGGCTGCCGGCGGGCTCAAAAAAGGCCCCCACCCAAAGGAACCGCCCCGGCAGGGAGTACCGGGGCGGCGGCGCGAAGAGACGGCGTTCCTACGGCTTGGGAGGTCGCGGGCGCCAGCGCCTCACCGTGGCGCGGACGAAATTGATAAGGTAGGAGACGGCGTCAGGCTTTGGGCGGGGCAGGAGCGGTGGGCACTTGAGCCGATCCGCCAGCCTGCGGAAGATTTTTCGGTGCATTTCGCCCCTCCGCGGCGGCCTGCCTGTCCACTAGGTCGTCGACCTTGCGCTCGAACTGGTCGACCCAGTCCTTGACCTTTTCTGGGTTGCGGGCGATGTAGCCCTTGACCCCGGGGACCAGGAGCGCCGCGTTGAACATGAACAGGGCGCAGATGCCCGGGTTGGAGAGCGCCGCGCCGGCCAGGAACACGATGCAGTCGTGGCCGGTCGGCAAGTGTGCCTGGATGAGCGTAATGATGGCGATGGGGTCCATGGTGCCTCCCTACGGCGTGTTTGGCGAGCTGGTCTGGAGCGCGGTGTAGGGATATGAGATCCCGAACTGGGCGCGCAGGTCGCGCTTGAGGGTCATGGTCCGGAGCTGCTCATAGCTGGTCGGCGCCTCGAATGCCGGGCCTGCATAGATGGGTGGGAAGCTCGAACGGTCCAGGTGCCCGCGCGCCCAGGCGAAATCCCACAGCCTCGCGGACAGGGCCACAAGATTGAGGTCACAGCCGACAAACCCCGAGGCGTGCGTCTTGTCCTCCATGTCGATGCGGCCGCCGCCGCCGAGGCTGAAATAGCGACGCATGGGGTCCTTGCTGGGCTTGCCCGTTGCGGGGTCCTGGGCCGCGAACGTCCAGACGGGGATGTACGCCTCGTAGGCGGGCTTGTAGTAGGGGCTCACGAGTACCACCAGGCGCCCCTCCTTGACCTTGTCCGTCAGGAACTTGGCGAACTGGTCCGCCGCGGTGTCCGCGGCGCGGGCCTGTCCGGCGACGAGAAACGAAACGAGTGCGAGCGCAAGAATCCTCATGGTCTGACCTCCGCAAATGTCGGCTCTGTGACCCATACGACGGGGACCTTCTTGCAGCGCAGCCCACGGCAAGCCATGAGCGACGCGCTCGGTCCGCGCTCGAAGACTCGGACCTTTGCGGCGTTCAGCCGGTCGTATACCTCTACCTGAGCCTGGGCATCGCAGGCGAACGGCCGAACCTTCTCGGGGACCAGCCCAGAGAACCACCCTCCGGGACAGGACCAAGACACGAACGCCACGATGTAGAAAATCACTCACCACCTCCGTCCGTCGGGGCCTGGCTGTCCTTCCCATGCGCACCATGCCGGCGGTCCTCGGACGGCGCCCGCTTGGCCTGGCGCTCGGCCTCCTCGATTGCGGGGCCGATTTGGTCCTGCACCGCGGCGGCCCACTCGTGGTCAGACATGAGCACCCTGGTTTCGCCGCCGATGCGGGCGACGAGTAGATATTCGTCCGTGTGCTCAGCTACGCGCATCTGTAGGCGCTCGTGCGGATCGTTGGGGTCGTAACTCATACGCGCTCCTCGGGCCCCCTGGCAAAATCAACGTGCCGACGCCAGCCGCGCCCCCGGATGTGATGCTCCCACATGGACACCGGGTCTTCGACGACCCCTCTCCCTCCGACGGCGTGGAGGACGGTCCCGCAACCTGTGGCCGCCATGACGTGCCCGATGTAGTTCAGCTTGTCAGACCACAGGAAGAATAGGTCCGCTGGTTTCGGAACGCGGATCGGCTGAGTGGTCGCGAACTGGAATCGCGCTCCGTCGGCGATGGGGTGCCCGGCTAGTCGGTAGGCGGCCTCCACAAGTTCCGAGCAGTCCCAGCACGTGGCCCACGTTTCTTTCTTGGAGGGAATCTCGATTCCCAGTTTGTACGGCTTACCGAGTTGTGATCGCATGAACTGCACGATCTTCTGCCGAGCTGTGTACTCGTCTCCCGCTGCGCTGTATCCAGTTCCAAGCGGGATGCTGACGGACGGGGCCAGCGGCGGGACGCCCGATATGGCACCAGGGGTCTGCGCCGGTTGGGTGAGCATCTTGAGCAGATCGTCCAGGAAACTCATGTCGTCGGGGGCTCCTCCGGGGGCAGGATCTTCACCCCGGCCATCATCAGCTGCAGGTTGTTGATGCGGGCGTGGAGGATGCCGCGCCCCTTGGTCGCGTCCTCGGCGTGCTTGACCAGCGTCCCGTGGACCTCGCGCAGCGTCTGACAGTGGGCCTGGCAGCTCGCCTCGATGCCGCTCAGCGTGTCGGTCAGTCGCGTCGTGATGGCTTGGAGCTCAGTGACGCGCTCCTGCATGAACCGCTCGTGGCTCTCCCGGATGGCGGCGAGTTCCTGATCCCGCGCGGTCACGGCCGCGGTCAGGACCTGGATGGGCGACTGCGCAGCCTGAATATCCGCCTGAGCCTTCGCCGCGCTGACCTGTTCGCGGGCCTGCCAGCGGTAGACGAGATAGCCCGCCAGTGGGGCGAGGACCAGTGGCACCCAGCTCAGAACGTGCTCGACGAAGCTCATCGTCGCCTCCCGATTTGCGTGGCTTCCCCGGCCTGCAGTAGCCCCCGGATTGCCCGTGATTCGACTGGCATGGCGGCTGCGTCGGGCACCGCGGCGACTCCGTTGAGTCCCCACAGCAAGTTGGCGAGGCCACCCGGGCCCAGGGCCGAGGCCGGGACCCCGGTCCATCCCGTCGGCTGGACCTCATTTATGGCCTTGGCCGCGAATTCCTTGCGGGCAGGATCGAGCAACTGTTTCTTAGTCTTCTTCTCGATGGCTTGTAGGAGTCGGACGTATTCGCCCCGCTTTCCCACGATGCCGTCTACGTCGCCGCCCCTCACGATCTGGCGGACGATGTCTTCTGCCTTGCCCTGAGTCGCCAGCGACTTCTGGAAATCGTCGTAGAGCCGGCGGGACTCCGAGTAGATGTGGTCGGCTTCGCGGATGTCCTTCCCGCCCGGGATTCCCTCGATGATGTTATTGATCTTCCCACGCAGCTGCTTTAGGAATGCCTGGTCTGCTGAGCCAATCTGGGGCACGTCAGCACTCACCCGAGGGAAGTTGATGAGGTCGTCCACCTTCTCCCGGAGCCTCAGGAGGTCGCGCAGGCGAGCCTTCGGTGGGATGCGCACCATGGTCTCAGTGGTATGCTCTGGGATCTCCACGAAACGCTTAGCGTATTCCATCGCGCCTTCGCTGGGCTCGTAGGAGGAGAGCACTTGCTCGGTCCTCTGGACACGTTGGGCCTTTCGGACTACCTCCACGGGGATCTCGTCCTTAGACAATATCTGAAAGTCCGCGATGATCTCGGATGGCGTCGGTGCCCTAAAACCCTCTCTTTGGATGCGATTCATCGAGTCCTCGAAGGACTCACGGAACCCGATGGCGGCTCGGGATTTATTCAATATTGCGCCGGCCTCCTCGTGCTGCTTTATGAGAGCATCCTGGATGGCTTTCACTTTCTCGCCCACGGACGCGGCCGTGCCCTTGAATTTTTCCAATAGCCGAGGATCGGCCGCGAGCTCATCTACGGCCTCCTTGGCCCCAGCCAGGCTTGTTCCGCTCGTGGCGGCCGCGCGGCCGGTGCCGCGCAGGGCCCGCGCCACGACCCGGAGCGACGGCCCCAGGAGCGGGATCGCTCCTCCCAGCGCTGTGGACGTCGCTATGCCGATCGGTTCGACGTCCCCGCGATCGGAGGCCTCCATGACTGCCGTCAGCGCTCCGGAGGACAGAGCTCCTTTTAGGACCTGGGCCATGAGCCCGCCGCCCCCCGTTAGGACCATCATGGGCGCGGTCGCCGCGATTTCGCCCGCGCTGGCGCCTAGGCGCTCCCCCTCCTTCGGCTGGAACCCCGGCTTGGTGGCCGCTGCCGCCCTATCCAGTGCCTGCCCCAGCTGGTCCCCTTCCATGAGGCGCTGCGCACCGACACCGATCCCCCGGAACCCACGGACTGGCGTTGCGAGAACTTCCGCCGCTTTCCGCGCCGCGCCGCCGATCCTGTCGGTCAAGGGCGGCTCGGCGACACTGCCGCTCGAGCTCTGCGCGGCCAGAGCATTCTGGTTCTCCAGTTCCAGCAGTTCGAGTTCTTCGGTCTCGGAGAGGGGCATTACTTTAGCCCTCCTTCGGTGGCCTTCTTGCGGAGCTCGGCCAGCCGCGCAGCCTTGGCCCCGGTCAGTGCGATTGGAATCTCTCCGCTCGACGGTGCCTGCCCTTCGGCGCGCCGCTTCCCGACATACGTCAGCGCCAACTCGGATGCCATCTGCGACGGAGTCATCTTCTCGCTCTTGGCGTAGCTCTCGATGTACTGGTCATACCGAGGCTGGACCTTGTCCCGGAATGTCCCGCCAAGCGCCGCTGAAATCGACTGGATCTCGGACAGCGTGGCCTGCGTCGGGACACCACGCAGCCACTTGGACAACGTGTCCCCGGCTTTGCGATCGAGCTGACCGGACTGGACGTACCGCGTGATGTCGCTTTCCGTGAGCACTCCGACCTCACCCATGCCGCGAGCCATCTTTGTTCCCATGGCCGCAGCGGCCACTGTGTTCCCCGCCTTGACCAATCCCACCAGGTCATTGACCTGGCTCAGGCCGATGCCCTGCTGGCGAAGTTGCTTGATGACGGGGTCGCGCTGTTCGATGTCGAGCAGATATTGCCGAAAGCGCGCTTGCGTCCGCTCGGCGTCCCGGTTGGCTCGCTCGGCCTGCGTGTTGGAGATGCGCTCAGCAGAGAATGCCTTCCCGACAGCGTCCTTGGGAACCTTTCCCCCAAACGCTGCGGAGAGCTTGGCAGGATCGCCGGAAGCGATCGCCGCAGTCTGCTCCTCATTGTAGAACTCGGTCGTCTTCGGAGCTACGGTTTCGAAGCGAGGCTTGAGGCGGGCGTCCTGCCCCATGGAGATGTTCGCCAGACGCAACGCCGGTGTCGGTGGGGTGGCCCCCGGGGCCGTCCTCTGGAGGTCCGAACTGACCTTGTCCTCGGCCGCGCTGGCCAGCATTGTGCGCATCATCTGGTCAATCTCCGCCGCTCTGGCGTCGGCTGCCTGCCTCGCCTGGAGGCCCAAGGCCGTGTTGGCCAAGCCCGCACCCTGGACAAACGGGCCGACCATGTCCATGAATGGAGTCCGCCGCGCTTCTGCGGCCGCAATCAGGTCTTGGACGCTTGCCATGGTGGCCCCCTATCAGCCGTTCCAGCTCGGACCCATATTCGACGGCCACGCGGTCTCGTAGTTCGGGTTGTACTTGTTGGCGGCGTCCATCATGGCCGTGTAGCCCAGCCAGGTGTTTGCGGTGCCTCCCAGCTGATTGAGCAACTGCGCGTAGGGGCTGGCGGTCTGGATGGACGGGACCCCGAATGTCGAGCTCTGCTGGGAAACGGCCTGCAGCGCCTGGATGGGCAGCTGCAACTCCTGACGGCGGCGCAGCAGCTCGGTGTCCCGGGCTTTGATGCTCGCGTCGTTGAGCTGCCGAATGAGGCTGCCGTATTGCTGGGAGGCCGCGACCTGCTGTATCTCCGCGTTCTGCCGAGCGGACGCGCCGTTGTACGCGGTGGCTGCGGCCTGCAGCCGACGGTCGAGCGCTTGGTTGGTCAAGCCGGCCAGCTGAGAGGCCAGGGTCTCGTTCCCGCGCGCCTCGATATCGCCCAGCTGACGGATGGTGTCGGTGCTGTAGAGGTTGCCCGCGAAGCCCGCGTTGCGCTTGAGGGCCCGGTTGCTCTCTGATATCTGCCGTCGGACCTGGTCCTGGAATGGCGAGAACTGGCGTTCGACGGCCGCCGGCGACGTGTCGATGATGTCGCGCAGGGCGGCATCTCCTAGGTCATATCCGGCGGGCAGACCGGCGGATAGTAGCCGTTGCAGGGCGGACAGCCCCTGCTGCTCCTGGGCCGTGGCGTTGTAATCGCCATAACGGAGGCCCTTGACCTCCTCGCCGGCCGTGAAGCCACCCCACTTGCCGGTTTGCGCGAAATTCAGAAGCTGTTGCCGGGCTTGCTTCTGCTCCGCTGTCTCCAGCGGATACTGGTCTTGGCTGCCCCCACCCAGCATATTGCCGGCCAGCCCCATGCCTCCTTGGAGGATACCGCCAAGCAGGAGTCCGGCGCCCACCCCGATGTCGCACCTGATCCCCTTTCGAGAGGCCCCCGCCGCGACGACCTGCCTGTGGAGTTTTTGCCGCATGGAGCCTCCTAGTATTTGATGATGTACATCAACGCGACGTTGACCGGCCGGGTCTCAGTGCCGCCGGCGGAGCCCGTGTTGCCGCTCGTCGTCAAGTCGTTCCCGAGACCGCCGGGCACGGCCTGCCCGGAGCCCGTGAGGCTCGTGTGCGTGTGCGCCTTGAATTCTTCGCCCTGAAGCGAGCCGACGTTGTCGCCTGTCGCGCCTCCCGTGGTCCCCGTGCGGCTGGCGGCGTCGGGGTCGTTGCCGGCGCCGTGGTCGTAGCCGCGGACGAACTTGCCGCGCAGGTCGGGGAGGTTGAAGTGCGTCCCGTCCACCGTGCCGTGCGCGACGCCGATGACCGCGAACAGGCCGGGGTAGTCGGCGCGCAGCAGCGACGCGCCGTTGCATTCCAGGAACCCGGCCGGCGGCGACGGCCCGGCGTGCAACTGGACCGCGCCAATGCTGGCGCCATCCCCTGCGCCATAAAATCCTATTTCGCGGACGGCATTGGACCCCGTGAACTCGAACACGGATATGTCGCCGGCGACCACGTTGCGGGACAGCGCGTTTTTGAGTACCAAATTGGCGCTGTGCGTGATGATTCGCGCGCTGTCCCATTTGACGATGACCCGCCCGGCGGACCAGCCCGCGATGGAAGTGATCGCCTCGGTCCCGCTGGCGTTGAACGAGTTCCCCGTCTCCGGCAGCGTCAGCACGCCCGTCACGGACGCCAGCGCGGCTGGGATCGCGTAGTGTATGGTTTCCGCCGCCGGATTCTCGGTGAGGTCCTCCCAACCCGCCCCGGTGTCGCTGGCCGTGTAGCTGGAGCGCTGCAGGGTGCCCGTCTGCGTGTTGTAGTAGAGGCCGCCCTGGGACGCCGACGGCCGGGCTGCCGTGGTTCCCTTGAGGCCGCGGTACCGGTATATGGGCGCGGTGGCCGGCGCGGTGCCTGGGAACACGGCCTCGACTCCCTCGGAATCGCCGCCCCGCAGGGCCTCCTGCAAGGCCGTCTTTAGTTCGCGTATACGGTCGTCGCCCTGGGAGATAGGGTCCGTGTTCAGCGGAGTCGTGATATCCCAGACGCCTCCGAAGACCGGCACGGTGCAGATCATGGAGAGCAGGGCGACGAGGATGAGTTTCATGGTTTCTCCTAGAGTAAAATGACCTTGACCGCAGCACTGGCAACCGTGGTCTTGAGGTATACGTTCGTCTTGGTGAAGGCCGTCCCGCTGCGGTACACGACGCCCCCCTTGTTGATGTCGGCGACGATGAAGTAGCTGGGAACCCTACCCAGCGTGTGCGCGATGACGTCTTCGGTGTCCGGGGTGGCGTTGGACGTGTACGACGCCACCGCAGCGTCAACGTTGTCCGCCAGGGAAATACCGCGGTCCAAGATTCCCTTGAGCCCGAGGGTCCAGTTTTCGATGGCCGCGGCCAGGTCGCGGTCCCATTGGCGGAGCGAGGGGTCGTTCTGGTGGAAGATGGCCGGCAGCACCAGCGCGGGGAACCTCACTTGCGCACCTCCCTGAGCGAACCTTCGACGACATACTTCTTGGGCGTGAAGCTCTGCTCGCTGACGTTGTTGCGGAGCCGAAAGCGTATCCTTGAGTTGACCACATCGAACCAGTAGTTGAGCGGGGCATCGTCGCCGGGGTAGTCCGACGTGAGTGTGATGGTGGTCTCCGCGCTCCAGGTAGTTCCGCCGTCCGTCGAGTAAGAGATCTTGACCGCGCTGCCCTTGGCCCAAATCTCCATGCCCTTCCATCGAACGATGCGGTCAGAGTCCTTACTCCCCAGGTCGAGCGCTGTGAAGTCCTTGGTCTGCAGGTACGCGTCCACGGCCACTCCGTTGTCGTCGTTGCTGTTCGCCGTCCGCTTGGTCGAGGTGCCGGAGGAGTCGCCGAATATGGCGACGGGGTTGAGGCTCAGATTAGTTATGGAGTCCCATCTGGACGAGTCGTCGTCCCACGACATCGTTCGGTCGGCCCAGGTGTCCTCCTGCGTGTTGAGGAATAGGCCCAGCGCCGTCAAGCTCGAACGGGTATCCTTGTACACCTGCTTTGTCCGCCAGTTGTACCTGTAGACCGTCTGCGGCTCCACGTCCGACCCCGTAGCCACGCAGACCCAGTATTCGTCAGTTTCCCGCACAAAGATGGACTGCGCCTTGTAGAGGTAGAGCGGGTTCAGCGACTCTCGCAATTCATCCTGCACTGGCGAATCGATGAGAGGGGCCGTGATGCCGTTGAAGAGGTGGATGCCGTCCTCAGCCAGGAATATCTGCTCGCCGGACGGGATGTTCTGGATAGTGGCTCCGGCCGCTGCCCCGACGCCGGTCGCGCGGCGGTCGAAGCGGAAGACCTCGGACGTGGTCACGAGCTGGCCCAGGTAGATGGCGCCTTTTTTGTGGACCGTCAGGAAATTCCCGAACACACCTAGCCCGGTTATGTCGTCTGGGTCCTCGAGCAGGTCTTGGCTCCCCGCGTTGCCGCCGCTCCAGGTCTCCGGGTCTCCCGTATCGCACCACTGCACGCGGCTGTAGTACGGCGTCCCGCCGTCGGTGACGTATCCGAGCACCAAGTACGACCCGAATGCCTGCAGGTAGCGCGCCCGTGGCGGCGACCCGCCCAGCGCCGCGTCGTTCCCGCTGATTGCGCATTTCCTGATAGCGTCGGCGCCGTTGCTGAAGACCGCTATTTTCGACCCGGACAGCAGCGGGAATGCGTAGCTGACTTGGTTGTCCGCCGCACCGGTCAGTGCTGCCGAGGCCACCGAGGACCATACGCTGGTCGCCTTGTTCAGCACTTCGACCTTCGTCAGCCCGACTCGGAACAAGCGCGTCTCATTGCCGACCTGCAGCTCGAAGTACCTCTGGATGCGCTCCCCGAGGCTGGACCCCACAGCCGATGTCCCGAGACGCTTGCGCAGGATGGAGCGGTTGTACTCCATGTTCTGGATCGCGGCCGCCGCCCGCGGATCGACGAACTCGCCCGGCCGGTCGACGACCAGGCCCAGCGATGGCAGCGAGACGTTAAGCTTGATGGGCATCAGCAGTCCACGGCGTCCATGGTGAAGCTCGTCTCCCCCTTGTTGATGCGCTCTCGGCGGAGCACGTGCTCGAGCTCGGCCTCGGCCCGCTGCCGATATCTCTCTGAGCGGTCCTCCTCGTCAAGGCCCTCATAGAGCAGGGACATGGTCAGGTCGGCCAGCAGGTCGCGATATGCTGACGTGAATGGGACGCCAGTGGTAGAGGACGTCACGGCCCCCGCACGCTTGGAGTAGCTCATCCGATAGACGTAAGAGACGCTGTCCGGGCACGGCCCGATGTAGATCTGACCGGCGAAGAGACAGAAGTCCTTCGGGTAGCCGCGGTCCGTGTCGACGTTGATGCTCGGGTAACGCCGGTCAAATTCGTCTTTGGTGATGCGATTGAGGGGTTCGGCTGAGTCTCCATCTTCGAGCACAATCCCCGTCAGGAGCCCGAGGTCGCTCTCCTGGCTGATCTTGAAATCACCCAGCGCCCCGATGGTGTCAGTGCTGGTGGCCTCGGTCTCGGCCTCGTCGAAGCTGAAACGGCGCCGCAGGATCTGAATGGCATCCGTGATGGCCTCGTATATCTCGGTGTCCTTGTCCGTCCGCTTAAACCCGCGACGCAGGATGTAGTCTCGGAACTCCGAGCCGGACATGGAGCCGGTGGCGGCCGAGATGGAAGCACTACCGGACCAGTCCACCTTCCCGGTCGAGACGACCGGGTCGCCCTCAGCAGGAGAACCGCCGAGTTGCTTGTGAACAAAATACTCGTAGGTTCCCCCTGTTTGGATGGCGGCCGGGAAATCGGCGACGTAAACGCCGCTATTGCCCTGCTCCGTCATGGCGACATCGTAAGTTGAATAGTTCGCCGCCGAGTACGCCTCGAAAGTCGAGCCGTTCCACCAGTAGCCGGTGGAGTTCATGATCCTGGCGTAGAGCGTCCCCGTGGTTGAAACGCCGCGCAATTCACGCGCCATGAGCTGGGCTCCCCCCGATCATCACGCAGGTGGTTCTGGTGATGCGGTCGAACTTATCCGCTGGGATTTCCGGGAAGCATCGAGCACGGACCTCGTCCGTCCGGCAGATCCATGGCCTGGTCGCGTAGACCGCGCAGCCCATCGCCGTGCGCTTCTCGCACATCCCATTCGCATCCAATTTGAATGGGAACTGGTCGAGCACCTTCTGCATCAGTTTGGGCCACTTGAAGGATTTCCTCATGTTCTGTAGATTGCAGCAGGGGGCTTGACAGGTGGCGCAGTTGATCATGGACAGCTCCACGAGGCCGTGCAGGAAGGCGGGTTGCACGCCGTGGTGCAGGAGCAACCGCCGCCGCAGGCCGGGCACGTGGACGTGCAGGCGCCGGCCGAGCAGCTGACCGTTATCGCGGCCAGGTTGCCCAGCTCGCCGTTCGCGCGCCGGCAATAGATGTTCCCGGAACTGCCGGTCCCCAGATTCACCGTGCCGGAGCCGCCCAGCGCGAACACGATGGGCCCGCCGTCCGCCGTGAAAGTGATTGAGCTCCCGTTCTTGGCGTATATGGACGTATGCCCGAGGTCTTCGAACACGACGCGGCCGCCGCCGTCCACGCCGGAGACGGTCCACCCAACCGGGTCATCCGAGCGGCTGAAGCTGCCGGAGGCGCCCATAGTGGACACGATGATGCCCTGCGCGGCCACCGTCAGCGCCGACACGCCGCTCTGGGTCTTGGATTGGTCCACGGTTATCAGCAGGCCGTTGGCGTCTATCGAGGCCGCGGCCACGGTCGACGCGCCAGCCATGAAATCGAAGTTTGTCGCGCTGTGCGTGCTGGCCAGGTTGGATATGCTGACCACCACGCCGGCGCTCAGCGCGCCGGCCGCGATGCTGGCGGCGGGCACGCCGGTCAGCCCCGCGCCGCTGCCCACGAATTTCCCAGCGCCGCTCACGGTGACGTCCGCATCGGCCGCCACCGTGAGCGCCCCGGTCGCCGAGAACGTGCTCGGCGTCGCGCCGAACTCGGCGCTCGTCGCGCGCACCTGCGCCACCGTCATCGTCCCTCCGGAGACGGACGAGCCGGTCATCCCGGAGAAGTCGCCGGCAGCCCCGTAATATTGCAGGTTGCCGGCGACCCCGCCGGGAGACGTCACGATGGACGTGATTTCGGCGAATGCCGGGCAGCACATCCAAAGCAACGCGGCGCAGAGCGCGAGGCGCATGTTACTTGAACTCGCCTCCCATGATGTCCGCGAAGTTGCCCGCCGCCGGGCCGGTGCTGACGACGACCTTCGCGGGGATGCAATTCGAGCAGAAGTACATCTGTCCGCCGACTGCAGGGATGAGGACCTGCAATTCGGAAACGAGCTTCGCGTTCAGCCCCGAAGTCAAGACGCCCGTCCCCACCGTGCCGGTCTGGATGGCGGCGGCGGCGACCGACGCGACGGAGCCGGCCTGACCGCTGATATTCCCGGACACCTTGCTCCCGCTCACGCCGTCGATAGAGTCGTCGTAGACCTTCACGCCCGTCCCGAGGTCGCCAGACGCGATGTTCGCCGCCGGGAGGTTACTGACCTTCGACCCGGCGACGCCGTCAATGGAGTCATCATACACCTTGACGCCGGTCCCTAGGTCCCCGGCCTGGATGTCAGCCGCGGCCACGGCGCCGGCCATGAGGTTCGTCGCGGTTCCGGTCAAGCCGGAGCCGTCGCCGAAGAACCCGCCGGTCGTGGTGATGGAGGACCCCGAAGTGATGTACGAGTCACCCTGCATAGCGAGCGTGTTTCCGATATTAATGGCCATGGCACCATCGACGCCACCATACAGAGTCGGAGAGGCGGGTCCAGTGGTGAACAAGTAGAATCCCGCCCCGCTGGCGAAGTGCATCCCACCAGCCGCCCTCGGCGTGATGTAGTCGTTCGCGGTCCACTTGACCTGATTTGCCGCACCGGAGCCAAGCTCTAGTGCCGTCGCTCCAATTTTACCAGAGAGGGACAGCATCTTCGGCGAGCTGCCGATAGACCAGCTAATATCGGCGTCGCACCCGTAGCTCGTCCCGGTGCTCAGGGCCAGGTTGCCGTCCGCGCACATCGGCGGGTCGAGCTGTTGCAACGCCGGCAGGTTGCCGGAGATGTTCGCAGCGTTGCCGGTGATGTTTCCGGACACCTTCGAACCGCTCACCCCGTCGATTGAGTCGTCGTAAACCTTCACTCCGGTGCCGAGATCGCCGCTCGCGATCTGAGCAGTAGCGAGGTTCCCGCTGATGTTCGCGGCGTTGCCAGTGATATTGCCAGAGACCTTTGAACCCGAGACGGAATCAATCGAGTCGTCATAGACCTTGACTCCCGTCCCCAGGTCCCCGGACGCCACCTGAGCCGCAGCCAGATTGCCGGAGATGTTCGCAGCGTTGCCGGTGATGTTTCCGCTCACTTTCGACCCCGACACGCTGTCGATGGAGTCGTCGTACACCTTGACCCCCGTGCCGAGATCGCCGGCCTGGACCCCGGCGGCGGCGACGGCCGACGCCGTGGCGGCGTTCCCCGAGACCGTGCCCGTTATGGTCCCGGACACGCTCATGTCGCCGGAGATCGTGAGCGGACCCGGGATGGATACCTCGTGCAGTCGGTCCGCGATGACCTTCTCGCGAAATCCATACGCGACCGAGGCTGACAACACGGCAAAGGCGAGCGACAATGCGACAAGCGGCTTCTTCATGAGTTTCTCCTCACATCGCGCATGGTTTTGTGGTGGGGGCCTCGCACCCCCCCGGCGGTTGGCTCACCCGCTAAGAGTAAGGCGTTACGACGGGTCCACGCTCACCAACAGCGCGATCTCCACGGTGGTGCCGGTGAACTCGTCAGCGGCCGCACCGTCAGCCTGCTTGGACACGACGGTGATGACCAGGCCTGAATACGACACCTGGATCGTCTGGAAGTCCGCGTCCATGCCCCCGGTGATGACAGCGCCCAGGATGCCGACGATCGACTGCACCCCGCCGTGGGCGGCGGCCGTCAGCGTGATCGTGTCCGACGCCGACGCGATCGGTGCGGTGACGGTGATGATCTTGTACTTCCCGCCGGTCATGCCCGACTTGCCCGCCAACGTCCCTGTGATGGCTCCCATGAGTCCCCCCTAGACCGCGGCGTAGGTGTCGACTGCGATGACACCGACTTCCTTGCTGTTGAAGAGGGGCTTGTGGATCCCTCCGATCAACGAGATGCAAGCGCCAGGCTTGTTCTCGTAGTCGAACTCCTTGAGGACCAGCTTCCCCGGACGCGCCTCGGCGTAGAGGCCCGCCTGGCGGCCGCAGAGAAGCGCGCGGGCGCAGTCATTAGCGCAGTCCGTACCGGTCGCATAGCCCCGGAAGCTGTTGCCGGCCGCCGAGACGTCCAGCCACGGCACGAACTCGTTCTCCAGGAGCAGCACGCCGCTCCAGTAGCCCAGCGCCCCCCGGAAGAGGGGGTTCTTTTCGCCGCGCTCGCGCGCCTGCGCCTGGGCATCCTTCCAGTCGCTTGACAGCCGGATGTCGCGCGCCTGCAGCGGATGCAGGAACATCACCCAGAACTTGTCTCCGCCGGAGGACAGCTTCTGGATGCGCGGGCTGGCCAGCGCGGCCTTGGTCGCAGCCTTGGTGACCAGATCCAGGGTCATGGTATGGGACGAGCCCAAGGTGGTCGTGCTGCCGGCGGCGGCGTTCAGGTACCGATAGCGGTTGCCGGTGTACGCCTCGTCCGCGTCCGGGATGTAGTCCGGGGTGTTGGACCAGGCGCATCGACCGCCGATGACGTTGCCGTCCACGTCGGTGAGGGACGTGTTGGTGACGCCGGCGAGCTTCAGGAAGAACTGCCGGCACTGGAACTCCACCAGCCAGTCCTTGAGCGCGGCCTGCGCTTCCTTGACCCCGTCGTAGGTCACGGTCTGGGCGTCCAGCATGCCCTTGAGACGGACGGCGTTTCGGATCTGGTCGATGGACACCGACTCGTCGTAGGTGTTCATCGCCTCCTCATTGCCTTCCATCTCATCGTCCCCGGTCACGCCGTCGCCGGTCAGGCGACCGCGCAGACCGAAGGTCTGGGTGTCCCCCTTCTCCTTGGCCAGTTCATCCTTGACCTGGATGATGTTGTTGGGGTCCTTGCCCATGAACTGCATGACGTTCTCCACGTCTCTCCGCGCGTCGACGAAAAGCTCCTTGGCCCAGAGCTTCTGCCGGATGGCGGAGATGGTGACGGTGTTCATACGGGTCTCTCCTCGGTTTTAACCCCGCATGAGCTTCTCGTACTTATCGGCGTGCTTGGCGCGGAAAGCCGTCAGGCTCGGGAGGTCCATCTTGTCCAGGTCCTCCAGAGTGACTTCGTCGGGGGACAACGCCCTCGACCCTCCGCCGCTCGGCACCGAGGCACTCGAAGCCCTGCGTTGGGTGTTTTTCTCGATGCGGCTTAGCTTGCCGGGGTCTTGGGTCCCGTCACCCTTCGGGCTCTCTTTGGAGGGTCCCGTCTTGTCCGTCTGAGAGTCGTTCGTTTTAGGAGCCTTGCCGAAATCCGGATGCAAGGTCCCCAGTTCGTAGGCGATCATGGCCGCGTTGTAGTCGTCGAGGCCGTAGCGGTCCGCATTGGCCGTCGCCTCCTTGAGGTCGAGATAGAGTTTCACGACCTTGCTGCGCTTGTGCGGCTCCTGGATGAGCGCCTCCAAGTTCTTGACGAGGTCGGTCGCCAGACCCACCGTGCCGTCGAAATCCGGCAGTACAGACCTCGCATACTCCTCCTGCTCCTGGTGGGCGCTGGCCAGCTTGGCCTGGCGCTGAGCCTGCGCGTCGGTGACGGTCTTGGCCTGCTCCTGCTCGGCCTTGAGCATCTCCTTGAGCGCCTTCCTGGTCAGGGGCTTCTCGTCCTCGTCCTCGCCGGATTCGGCCGGCGGTGCCTGGCGTGCCTGCTCTAGGGCTTTGAGGCGGGCATCGAGCTGCGCGGCACGCTCCTCCGCCGCCTGGCGCTGCCGGCGCTCGTTCTTCATCCGGAAGTACAGCCCGCGCACGTCGGTCCCGGGGCCGAAGGTCTTCAGCAGAACCTCTTCCTCGGCCGGGCTCAGGTCCCGCGCGGGGATGGCGGCCTTGGGCTTCTGCTCGCCTTCGGGCTTGGCCGCTGCGACCTGGCTCTGTTCGCCCTCTTTGGTGGGGTCGACTGCGGGCTTCGCTGGCTTCAGAGGTTTCTCGTCCGCCGGCTTGGGGTCCTCCTTGGGGATCATGCCGGTCTTACGGGCGGACTCGATCTCAGCCTTGGTCAGACCCTCCTTCTCAAGATCCGCAGCCGTGACGGGCGGGGCCGGCTTCGCAGCCGGCTTGTCCGTGATGATGATGGTGTCCTTCTCGATTGTGTCCTTCTCGGTGATATCGTTCATGGTTTCCCCGGGTATCCCCGTTACCGCATCGGGTTGATCTTCATCCCCTTCCCGTGATTGGCCTGGTGGCACCAGACGGTGCCGCGGCTAGCCTCACCGACGACGACGAACCCTTCCGGCGACTCATAGAACGCCATACCGGGGGCCAATGGCTGCTTCAACGCCTTGCGGGACTCAGCGACCTGTTCGGCCATGGTCTTGGCCGGGTTCTTCTTCTGGTCCGCCTCGCGCTCAGCGCGCTGCTTGCGGAGCCTCTCCTCCTCGTCCATCGCCTGCCTGCCCGGGCTCGGAGCCCGCTTCAGGGCCTTCGGGTCCGGCGCCTGCAGCGCATCCTGCTGCGGAGCGGGCGCCTGCTCGGGCTCCGCTACCGCCGTCTGCTTCTTGGGCCTTTCCATTGCGTGACCTCTCTATGCCGCAGATTGCGGGGGTATCATTTCACCGTTCATGCCCATATCCCGGTCCATCTCGCCGCGCCCAATCACCTTGGGCTGCGCGGCCGCTTGGGATTTCATGGCGGCGATTTTCTCCGCCTGCACCTGCGCCTGTTGGAACGCTGCCAGTATCTCCTGCTTGGCCGACTCGGGCAGCTGCGAATATCGGACCAAGATGTCGGGCGGGAGCAGACCCGGGTAGGTCGTCGCGAGCTCTTTGACCTCTGCCGCGTTCGCCATGCGTTCGGTGTCGCTGGCCACGGCTTCTCCCACGGTCACGTCGTACTTGTCAAGCTCGCCTGTGAGGACCTCGGCGATGACTGTCTCTGCCATCTCGCGGTCAAACGGCATCGGCCGGCCGGTCTCTCGGTCGGGCATAGGCACCGGCTGCCCCTGCCCGGGGCCCGGGTTGGGGTCCTTGATCTGTGGCGCCGAGAAATTGCGCTTGAGCCAACCGTCCCCAAGGACCCGCATAGCGGTCTCGGTGTCGTAGATCTCCCCGAGTTGGGACAATAGCAACCTGCCCGCAATGACCCGCGACCGTGCCAGATTGTCGAAAAGCTCCTGCACCATCAGCAGCCCCTGGCGTTGGCGCAGCGCGATGGCCCGACCAGAGTCTCCACTGCTCTGCTGGACGGCGAGCAGGTCAGAGTTGATTCCGAGCTGAGCCTTGATCGACTCGGCGTAGTCCATGCTGAGCTGCATATGCCCCTGGCTTAGCGGGCTAGGCGTGATCCGTTCGGGCTTGGGCCTCCCGCGCTTGTACTCCAAGTCAACGCCCGGCGTGGAGCCGAACTGCTTGACCATCTTGCGATCAACCCAGACATCCTCCTCCGCCAGCCAGCCGGAGTTGGCTGTGCTGTTGAGGTGCCGCAGCATGAGCATCTCGGTCTTGTTGTGCATCTCCTGCGCGCCCTTGACACCGTTGACCAACCCCTGGATGAGCAGATGCCGATCCTCTCCGGTGAGCGGAGCGGTCGAGAAGCGCGCGAAGTAGGGGACGAACGGGTACAGCTTCCAGCGCGGGTAGAACCAAGCCCGCTCGTCCGCCATGGGCTCGCCGATGCCGGGAATGTGCGCGAACACCCATATCTCCGGGACCATGCGTTTGATGAGGATGAACCTCTCGGGGTCCTGCGCCGGCGGCTCCGGGGGCAATTGGTGATTGGCGGAGAGTGCTGCCAGGCGCTGTTCGTTCGGGGTCGGGGCAGCGGGATCGACATCCGGGAAGGCCGCACGGTGAGCGGCCAGGGCCTGCTGGACTGCCGCGGTGTAGGACTCATGATTGCGGACGATCTCGGCCTTGTACCCGTCGATGAACTGTCGGGCTTTCTCATCGCTCTCCGAAGCAATAATCTCTCCGGTCTTCCGGTCACCGATGAAGAAGTTCTCAACCCACTTTTTGTAGTAGCGCTCAATGAGGTCAAAGTTGTCATCCTCGTTCGGATCCGTCGTCGCATCCGCCGAGGTATCGCTCCTCTCGGAGTAGTCCTTCTCGCGCTCGATAACCTCTTTTCCGTCGAAGAACGACCCATCGACCTTGCCGGCCTTGGCGTTCTTGAGCAGTCTTTCTTTGTCAGGATAAAGGCTGATGAGTGCAGCGCGGGAGATGTCGGTGGTAAGTTTGTAGACGTAGCGCGCGTCGGAGAAATCGTACTCTCGGCTGGCCAGGTCCGGAAATAGGGAATTCCCGTCACACTTGCGCCAGCAGGGGCGACCGTTGAGTAGATTCTCGGTGAAATCGAGGTAGAGCTCTAGGTGCGACTCACCGCAAGTGATGCCATCCTTGAACTGCTCACTCGATTTGTAAGAGAATCCCGATTTCTTGATGCAGTCCTTGAACAGCGCCGTGGCGATTTCGGCCTTCTGCCCGTCCTCCTCTCCCTCGGGGAAGGCCCGGAACTCGCTCCGATTCTGACGCTCGAGGCCGGTCAGCAGAAACAGGTTTGACGCTATGCGATTGTCAGTGACGGGCTTGAAACCGGCATTTTCGAGTTTGGCCACGTCCCCGGGGTCCCATTGTTTGCCGAGGGCGAAAAGAAAATCCTCCCTCTCTCGCTTGATGAGGGCCGACTTCGCCCGGCAGGCGGCGCGGAAGTCCGCGAGGCTGCGCTCGACCGTGAGGGGCTTGTCAGCCACCGGGCACCACCAGACGAGGGACTTTTTGGACGCACGGCCTCTTGGCCGTATCCCGGACTCGCTGCATGTCGGCTTCGGCCTTCTCGATGAGGATGGTCTGACGCGCATCGACCGCGCGGAGGAGGTCGACCGGCCAGAGGGCCCAAGCGAACCGGATGTACCAGGGCGCGGCAACCAGCACCATCTCGAATGCCTCCTGCCGAGTCTTGAGGAACTCGAACTGAGCCAGGAGCAATCCCTCACGCTGAGACCGGACTGCGTCCATCGCCATTATTCGCTCGTCTCTCATCCGAGTATCTCCACGCCTGCCGTCTGGTCGCTCCGGGAGTCGTCGGCGTACCCATCACGCCCCTTGATTCTCTTGGCCTGGGGCATGGCCCAGAGGCCGTTCAGCAGCGAATCGGCATCATCCGGGCTGACGCCGTAGCGCGCCTTCACGTCATCCTTCGCCTCGACCTGGAATATCCCGGACGACTTGACGGTCTTGTAGCGCGTCCAGGAGAGTTGCTCCCGGCCCGCCTCATCGTCGGCCAGCAGCTGCACCTTGCCCTTCTCGAGCAGTTCGGCGCCGTTGACGTGGATTTCAGCGCGCCGGTTGTAGCACCCCTGGCGGACGTTTGCCCGCTCTGCGGCATTGACGCTGATGACGTGCTTGCCCAGTTCCTCTAGGCGGTCCACGACGCCGGCACCAACACCGATCTCATCGACCGCATAGCTCTGATCCTCGCCGCCGTGCTTCTTGGCGAATATCAGAGCCAGGCCCACGGTCTCCATGGTGCTTTTCTTCTCGTGCTTCTCCTTGGCGACGACGCGGATTTTGTCGCCGTCGCCTTCGAGGGCGTAGAAGACTATCTTGTCATCTCCGTAGCGGGCCACGTCGATGGTCACCAGACGGTGGCTGACCCTGCGCAGGTCGATCTGCCGCCGCGTCGCGGCCTCAACGAATTCCGGGGATATGACCACGTCCACCGTGTCGGATTCGTCCCAGGAGTTGAGGACGAACCGGCGATAAATCTTCGGCTTTTTCTGCTCGAGCTCTCGCCATGAGGCGATGGTGTCGGCTGGCAGGTATTTGGCCGCGGCGAAGCTATCGGCCTCAAAGAGCGGGTAATCCGCGGACCGCTGCGCCTTCCAGAGGCGATATATCCAGTTGTGCCCGTTGGTGTTCGCGATGATGAACCCGGTGCGATGGACACCCTCCCGACGGAGCCGGCCATGGAGCTTGAAGAACTGCTCGTCGGTGTCCAATTCCTCGGCCTGCTCGATGGCGAACCAGCCGAGGTTCATGTTCTGGAGGTTGTTCATCTCCTCCATGTGCCGGAATAGGATCTGAGATCCGTTGCCGAGCGTGGCGCAGCGCTCAGAGTTGACCTTGAGCCCGGTGTACTCCTCAAAGTCGCGCACGGTCGAGTCGCGCAGATCGGTGAACTCCTTCCGGAATATCACGCCGAGATTGCCATTGTGCTGCTCGGATTCCATCATGCCCTTGGCGATGAGAGACATGGACTTCCCCGTTCCCCACGCGGCGACGTATGCGGGATAGCGCGCCCGACAGCTGATGAAGTTTGCCTGGGGCTTGATGAGGTTGAAGACCTTGTCGCTCATGTCGCCGGCTCCGGGAAGACGAGGACCATCCGGCTGAGGGACTTCCCCCCACTGGTCACGTCGATGTCCTGCTTCTCTCGGTAGGTTTCCGGCTCGTGAGCGCGCAGGAAGAACTTGATCATGTCGTTGTCGCCCTCGTTGATGGCCTTGACGAGACCCTTGTTCCTGAGGCGGTCGACAATGTCCAACGTGAGATCCTCGAAACGCTTGGCGAAATCCGGATCTCCATTGCGCCAGTTGACGACAGCCTGGCGCGAGATCCCGATCATCTCACAGGCTCCGAGGATGGTGTAGGTTCGCTTGAAGGCCTCGAGCCAGAGGTCTTGATGCTTCTTCTTGGTGATGGTCTTAGCCCGTGACTTTTTGCCGCTCATAGTGGGCGCTCGTCTCTCAACTCGCAGTCATCACGCTGGGATTGGGGAGTGGGACGCAGCGCCAGAACGAACCCCGGCCGAGCGCAGAACCCAGCCGGGGTTGGAGGAAGCATGTCCCTACGATTGTAAGGGCACACTCCGATTTCGTCTAGTGATTTTCGCTGTTATCTTCTATCATCTTGTGTCAGCTTCGACGATGATACCTGACACTTGAGCGAGCGCGCCCAGCGGTAGAAAGTCGGCTCGGAGAAGGGATAGCCGCGCGTGCCGAGACGTTCGCGCCACTCGCGGCGCAGCGAGAGGATGACCTGCTTCCGCTCGCCGCCGGCGCGCATGCGCTCGTTGTAGCTCTGGATGATCTCGATGCGGTGCTCGACCAGCATGGCCTTCAGATCTCCGTGATGGGCACGGCGAGCTTGGTCCAGATGTCGTTGTGCAGCGAGCCGAGGAAACGCTCGATCGGATGCAGCTCGTGTCCCTCGGGCTCGGTCAAGATGCCGCCCTCCACCGCGGACATAACCTCCACGACCGTGATCTCGCTGGCCGGCTTGACCATGCGGTAGCCGCCCCGCGGCCCGCGGACGGCGCGGATGATGCGATGCCGCTTGAGCAGCTGCAGCACCTTGGACAGGTGATCGCTCGACACGCCGAGATCCCGCGCGATGTTCTTGTTGGCTTTGGGCGTGCCATCCATCGAGAGCAATGCCTTGATGCCCAGCTGCGTCCCGACCGTCATGTTGATGAGCATGAATACCTCCGATTCATGTGGATATCCAGTACACTTTTGTACATGCCTCTAGCCCGCGGGCCCCGTGCGGGCAGCCCGCGGGCGGGGCGGTGGTCAGGCGGCCGCGGCGCCAGGCTTACCGTAGCCGCACTTCTTGCACTCGAAGTGCTCGGTTGGTTTGTAGCGATCCACCGCGCAGAGCTTGCCCTTGCAGCCAGGAGTGGGGCAGGGCTTGAGCTTCCAGCCCTTCTTGGCTCCGGTGGTGGGCTTATCCGCGGCTGGCCTGGGCTTTGCGGGCCGTGCCCCTCCTGATCCGCGGCTGGCCTGGGCTTTGCGGGGCTTCTCGATGGCGGGGAGCTTGAGCACGGCTTCCATGGGGGTGCTCAGCTGCGCGGCCAGGATGCCGTCGACTCGGGCGGGGAGCTTCTCCTCGAGCTCGGCGAGGGCGAGCTTGATGCTGCGGTCTACCGCTGATAGGTCCATGCCTCCTTCGTGGTCCTCCTCGCGGTGGGCGTTGAGCGTGGAGGTGAGCTTCTCGATGGCTCGGGCCTGGTCAGAGATCTCCTTCTCCATAGTCTTGAACTTCTCCGTGATGCCGGCGATGCTCGCCGCCACCAGGGTCTGGATGGCTTCCTGCAGTGCGCCGGGCTTGCCGGGGTTGCGGGGGCGGGGCATGTTATTTCACCCCCTTCTTGGCCTTCCAGGCTGCGGCCGCGGCGGCCTTGGCGTTCTTGACGACCTTGGCCGCGTCGAGCCCGAGGCGGCGCAGGATGGGTTCCCGCCAGTTGTTCTCGTACTGCCCGCGGGCGTAGGGCCACACCGCGAGCTGGACCGCCAGGACCTGGATCTTCTCCAGGGGCAGCTGCTCCAGCGACTCGTAGAGCCCGTTGCCCTGCCCCGAGCTCCCGCGCCAGACGACGCCCGCGGTCTTGACCGTGTGCTCGGGCCGGTTCGCGTTGTAGAGCTGCGTCGCGATGGCGACCCAGTGCCGCTTCTCGATCTTGGCCGAAGCGGCAGCGATGGCGTCCAGGATGCCGCACTCGGTCTGCTTGCGGAGGAACTTCTTCTCGGCGGTCTCGGCCATGTTCCCGCCGGATCCCGAGCCGTTCGACCCGCCGTAGTGGTAGCGGTCGCTGTCCCCCTTGGGCATGACCTGCAGGATGGCCTGGCACGCCGCCTTGTTGGCCATGATGGTCTTTGCGCCCTTGTATTCGTAATCCTGCATCATCGTGACGGCGAAGTCCCCCGGGTTGGCGGCGATGAGCTGCTTGACCGCCTTGCTGGCCAACTGCTCCGGCCTGACGCTTGTCCAGCCGCGGTACTGCGCCTCGTAGGAACGCCCGGTGGGCAGAACCTTCATGCCCGGGTGCTCCTTCTGGAGCGCGGCCATTCTCTGGGACTCCAGGGCCTCGGCCTTCTTCTTGTAGCAGTCCCCGTCGCAGCAGTGACCGGCCGCGGCGTCATCGAAGAGCTCGGTCTGGTTCCGCGAGTTGAACTGGCAGCCCTTGCAGGCGGGCTTGCCGGCGAATACGACGTCGAGGGGCCAAGCCGCACGCTTGAGGTCTCCCCCCATCTCCTCATCGACGTGCCCGCGCAACTCGCTGACGGATATCCCCCCCCGCTTGAGCTGGGAGACCACGAAGTTCACCAGGTCCTGCCTCTCCTCCGGGGCCACGCGCAGGATCTGGTGGCCGTGCGCCGCGGTCAGGGTGCCCGCCGCGATCATCTTCTGGGCGTTGTCGGGCAGCTCTAGGAGCCGCACCGAGCGGTACACGTAGGCCGGCGACTTGCCGACCATGTCGCCGATGGACTTCGCGTCCAGCGCCTTATTCCCCATCAGCTTCTTGAGCCCGGCCGCCTCCTCCATCACGCCGAGATCCTCGCGCTGCAGGTTCTCCACGAGCTGGCAGATTGACGCCGAGGCGTCGCTCAGCTCCATGAGGACCTGGGCTGGGACCTGCTTGAGCCCCACGGCTAGGGCTGCGCGGACTCTACGCTCGCCCGCTACCAGGATGTAGTCGCCGCCATTGCCCGGGCGCAGCGTGACCGGAGTCACGACTCCGTGCTCCCTGATGCTATGCGTGAGCTCGTCCATTTTCTTGGCGTCGAACGCCTTGCGGGCGTTGTCGCCGCTCTTGATCAGCCCGATCGGCACGAACATCACCTGGGCTTCCTTCACCGCCGCCGCCTGCATCTTCTTCTGCGTTTCCTTCACCGCTGTCGCGTTCATGCACTCCTCCTGTGGTTGTCGGTCATAGCGGGACGCCCGTCCCACTCCGTCCCGCCTCCGTCCCGCTTTCCGTCCCATCTATTTCTATTTCTATTTCCTAGATAAATTGATAAAGTGGGACGGTTTTTGACCGAAATCCGGGGATAGACCACATGTGCGCGCGCGCTCGATATATATACTCGGGCGAGGTTGGTCCTCAGGCCCGCAGATGTGGGGGCAATACTAAGGTCTGTCGTGCGCGGATTCCGTCCCGTTTTGGAAATCACAGGAATCTGATTGTTATGAATGAAGATTTCCATAATCCTCAAGCGGGACGGCCGTCCCGTCCCGCTGCCTGCGGCTCGTTGGCCCCAAAAGGGAATTCAACGTCCGTCTCGTCATCGTGCCAGTCCAGCGTTACCCCCCGGCATTGGACGCCGGCGAACCGCCAGGGGCGGTCCTCGGCCTGCGCGCCCGGCAGCCGGCGCAGGATGCGCGCCCAGCCGCGGCCCCAGGGGGTGTTCTGCAGGATGCGCTCGATCGCGCCGTGGCTGTTGGCCACCACGAACTGCCGGGAGTCTGCGAGCGGCTTGATGCCGGTGCGCAGCAGGGTATCCTCCGCCTCTCCCGATGTGATGTCATCACTGACGCGGTGCAGGGCCACGGCGATGAGCTCGGCGATGCTGCGCTGCGCGGTGCGCGGCTGGGCGGGGATGACGAGGACGTGCTCCAGGATCCTGGCCAGGCAGCGCTTCTCGTCCGGGTTGTCCTGGGTGGCCTGCTGCTCGCTCCAGTCCTGGGCGCACAGCCAGCGATGTGCAGCCTCCGGGGTTATGGGTTCGTCGTCGTAGAGGGAGTAGGCGCCGCCGAGCAGCGCGCCCAGCTGGTCGCCCATGCGCTGCGAGCCGATGACCGCGGCGCCGGCGGCGGCGAAGACCGCGGCGTTCTGCCGGATGACCGGGACCATGCGGATGAGGCGAGCGTGCCAGCGGTTGACGTACTCCGGTGTGATGAGGGCGGAGCGGGCCGCGGCGAGTCGCTTGAAGCGCTCGGGGGCCTCGTCGGACGTGTCGCGGTTGATGGTCAGGACCGTGACGCGGGTGAGATCCGCGTGCTGCTGCAGAACCACTCCGATAGATGAGAACGCGAAACACGACCGGATCCTGTAGGACTGGGCCGTGCCGTTGGCGGAGCCCTTGATGATCGTGCTGCCGGTCTCCGAGCTGGCCTGCCGCATGAGGGCCAGTACGTTCTGGATGCGGTCCTGCGCGCGCTGGTTCTCCCCCTCCGCCTCGTCGAAGATGACCGGCCTCGCGTCGTGGCTCAGGGTCTGCCGCAGGCCGGCCTCCGTGGTCTCGGACTGCACGGCCAGCCCGATGGGACCGAGCAGGGTCCGGATGATGTTGTCGAGCACCCAGGTCTTGCCGGAACCGGCGGCTCCGGTGACCCAGATGTGCGGCCGCCAGGTCAGGGCCCCGCAGATCGGGGCCACGGCGCACCAGCCGGCCAGCAGGCGGGCCGAGATGGGCCGGTCCCAGCTCACGGTGGACAGCAGGTCTACCAGCTGGGAAGCCTCGCCCGCGGTCAGTGGATCACTGGCTCCGGCCAGCGGGTCGGCCATGGAAGGCGCGGCCTCGTAGACGTAGCGGCTGGGAGGAACCTGCTGGACAGGGAACTGCACGCCACCCAGGAGGACGCGGTCGCCAAGGTGCAGCACGACGCCCTTGGTCTCGTCCCACCAGGCGCCGCGGCCGCGGATGCGGGCCGGGTCGTAGACGCCCGCGGTCTCGGCCTGCCGCATCAGGTGGTTGGCCGCGAGGGCCCAGGAGGGTCCGGAGGGGCTCGGGTAGGCCCGCTCCCAGTACTGCATAGGGGCCAGGGCCAGGAGGTTGAGGCGCACGTGGTCGCGGGCCCGCAGATCGACCACCTGCCGCGCGCCGATGGGCAGGTAGAAGTAGAGCCCCTGGTTGTAGCCCAGCACCTGGAACGGCACCGGCAGGGAGGGGCGGGCGGGGTCGGCGTCGGTGACCGTGATGTCCACAGCTGGGTCCTGCCGGCGCCGGCCGTGGGCCGCGTCCCTGGCCTGCATGGATCTGATGGTCTTGTCGACCTCGGCGGGCGGGAACGGCGGCCGGCACAGGGTGGCCCAGTTCAGGAGGGTCGCCCTGACCACGTCCAGAGGCATGGATTTGCCCAGGAAGTAGCCGGCCAGGCGGGCGCAGGTCTGGTCCCGCTGGCCCTCAGGAGCCCCTTGGAGGGCCGCTACGAGCCACTTGGGGGTGTCAGGGCCCGACCCGGGGGTCAAAAGCCCCACAGCGGGCAGATTCAGGCCGGTCCCGGGCCTGGAAATGAGGTCCAGGAGGGCCTGGGGGGCCCTGGGGAGGTCATCCCGGGACTCGGGCAGCTGGGTGCTCCAGGCGTAGGCGTGTCCGGATGGGTGCAGGCTGGGGGGCGCCACGATGTAGCCCACGCCCCGGATGTCAACCTGCCAGTGAGGGGCGCCAGGCGCTGAAGCCAGCAAACCGACGCGGTCCGAGACCGGACCCGGGGCCTCCAGGAGCACGTGGTGACCGTTCTGGGTGCAGCTGCGCGGGGCGAACTGTGGGAGCTCCACCCCCGCGGCCCGCAGCGCGGGCTCGGCGCCCTCGCCGTCCAGGTCGACCGCGAAGATCCCGCGGCCAAGGACCAGGGCGATGTTGCGCGGCTCGGAGGTCAGGAACCAGCGCTCGAGCTCGGCGTCCGTGGGCGCGGTGTCCTGGTAGCGTTTCCAGGCCACCAGCGGGGGGCGCTTGGTCCGGGCGCGGAGCGGTACCGGGTGCATGCCCAAGGCCAGATATCGGCGCGCCCAGTCGAGGGTGTTAGGGGTTGTCATAGAGGGGTTGGTTTATGATCTGCCGGGCCTGCTCGGGGCTGTAGGCCACTCCGGAGCAGCCGCCGGCTGAGCGTACCTGGCTGATGAAGTTGGTCTGGTCCAGGGAGACACGGCCGCCTGGGGCCTTGGCCTCGATCGCCAGGAACTGTGCCACCTGGCGGCCAAGGTGCTCGGGACCGATCGTGATGGTGCGCCAGCCGATGAGGTCGGAGCTGCCGGTGCACAGACCGGCGCGCAGCGGGCGCGGGTTGACGATGATGACGCGGTCCGGGGTGTGGCTGGCGACCTCGCCGATCCAACCGGTGCCCACGTTGTTGCGAAACACTCGGATCCCGGGCAGGCAGCCAACGGCCAGGCGGATGCGCTGCAGGATCGGTGTCTCGGAGGCTCCCATGTCAGATGGCCAGGCAGAGCAGTCCGGTCAGCACGATCGCCGCGATGGTGAGGAGCGCGTCGCGCAGGGTCCGGTTGATTTCCGAGGCGTCATGCGGCAGATCTCGGGTCACGCGCATGGCTTCCTCCCCGCCGGGCGGCGGTTCCGCTTGTTTTCTCGCATGGCCTTTCGTCGAAAGCTAGAAACCCTCTTGCATTCCCTGGTCACTACGCAGGTCATGCAGTCGCAACCCTTCGCGTGGTCAAGGTTGCCCGGCCTGAATTTCACCTCCCCTCCCTGCCATCCTTGGGGGCGGAGGCGAAGCCGGGGCAGTCGCAGAATATCGGGGTCGCTCCAAAGATAAACGCCCAGAAGCCAGGCATGGTTATCTCAAGGCAGCCCAGCCTCCCGTGGGTGGACTTTTCATGCCCGCAGTTCTTGCACTTCACGGCCTGCCTCCCCCGGGATTCTCCCCCGATGCGGCGGATTTGGCCTCGGCGGCCTTGGCCTCACACTCGAATTGATGCGCGATGCACTCCGGGTAATCCGGGCCGCACAGCGCGGCGTGGCGGCGCGATACTGCCGCGCACCTTCGCAATACCCTTGCCTCCGCCTTCGCGACCTCGTCGGCGAGGGCGGAGCGGGGAGTGGTGGACAATGCGGCGTCAATCTTCGCGTGGACCTCCGCCACATTCGCTATGCCAGGGAATTGCGCCAAGAATAGAACCAAGTCCCGCATCTTCTCAGCCACGGCCTGGGACTCGGCGAGCTGGAGGCGGAGGGAGGCCACCGTTTCAACCAGCGTCTTGATGTCCGCGCCCCAGAAAGTGGGTCGCTCGACATCAAGCCTCTTGGTGATGCGGTCCACTATGCGAATAGTGGGGTCAGCGTTGCGCACGACTCCCATCTGAGGCTCCTTGTCATTGTCCATGCTATGCCTTCTCGCCCTTGCACATTGCATCGTCCCATTGATTCAATGCGCGTATGGCATCATCTATGTCCGCAAATCTCTCGACATGGGGGCAGAAGTAAAAGAAATGTTCTTCGCATCCAGGCCCCACGACCAGTATTCTCTGGACACAGCCGCCCATGTCCATAGAGACCAGAGCCGCACCGAGTTCCGTGTGCATCCCGGATTCCGCAGGCGTACTCCCTCTTGCCAGAAGTAAGAAAGCCTCACACCGAATCACAGCTTCGATGTCCGACCACGACTGTTCCCCGGTTGCGTAGGGGTTTCTTGCGTAGGGTCTGGTATCCGCATGACCGGTCCAATCCCCAACTATGGTATGGCCGTTCCGTCTTAAACGGGCCATAACACCCCGGACATTCTCCTTGTTCTCCCAATCCGATGAAACATATATCTTCATGTCCTTGCCTCCTCGCCCGAGGCGGGCGGGACCACCTTAACCGTTGGCTCTGAATAGTCGGGGCAGGCGGGCGGGTAATAGCCGACCATGCTGTTAATCAGGTCCAAGGAGTTCAGGGACACGCTATCCTCGTCTCCACTCCGACCGGGAACGGGACATGGACAATTCGGGCACCCCTCGCTGTCATGAATCTCTATCGGGTCGCCGCATCTTTTGCATGGATGGCTCATAGCTTCTTCTCCCGTGCGGGCGGGGTCAGTTCCTCTTTGGTCCCGCATCCCTTACAGTCTGCCTCGGTCAATTCTTGGGCAGGACATTCCTTGCACCACAGCCGAAGGTTCTGCACGAATTCCACCGCTCCCCCGAATGTTGGCTGACCAGTAGCCCGGATTAAAGTTTCCTTTTCTGCCGCCAGGGCGTCGGCGCGTTTCTGAGCCAAACTCAGGCAGTCTTTCGTGGTCTGGTGTTCTACCGCCAGCTTATCAGCGCGGGATATGGGGGTCCCGGTCCCCTCACAGAATCGACAGTCCTTTCGTACTCGGTGAGTGGGGTCGTCACATCGGTCCCCATTACAGCACTCAGCACATCCTAACGATTTGTCAGACCGGACAAAAATTCTGCCAGGATAAAACTCGGCCAGTTCCCTCTGCGCGGCCTCCAGCCGGGCCGTGAGGTCGGCCAGCTTGGCCCCGGTATCTTGTTCCCGGGCCGCGCTCGCCAGGTACTTCTGCCGCCATTGGCTGGCCTCAGCCTTCAGATCCTCGGCTTCTTCGCTCATCGCGGCGCCTCGAGCCCGTCGTAATCCATCGCGGCCGTCAGCAGGTGCGCCGCCTTCGGATCTCCGGTCCGCATATCCAGGACCGTATTGATCGCGGAGCGCAGCTTGCGGACCATCCGGTAGAGCCTCACGTCGGTCGCCCTGGAATCGGCCGAGAACTCCCGGCCGATGGCGTCGAGGAATCTCTCCGTGTCGGTCAGTCCGAACATGTGAGTGTCTCCTCCGGCTCGTGCGGGTTCGGCTCCTGCGCGACAGCCTCGAAGCATGGCCCGCAGAGACCGCGCTTCTCGTTGCTGCAGCTCTCTCCGCGGGTGCAGTCGAAGTAGTGCCCGCAGCGCGCGCACCTGTGGCGGTGGTGTGGGTGGCTCATGGTCGGTTGGCCTCCGCGCAGTTCTCGCGGTGATACGGGTCATTCTCCGGGTCGAATTCCTCGCCGCAGTGCTGACACCGTTGCTTCATGCCGTCCTCCATTTCAAGGCTTGCCGACGCTCCCACATCACGCGGACCCAGCCCGGCTTGTAGCCCAGCTCGTCCGCGACGTGCTGCAGGTCCTGCAAGGTCTTCGCGGCGTGGATCTTCCGCTGGCGCAGACGCTTGGCCAGGACGGGGTCGACCTTGACCAGCTCGCCGGCGACCTGGTCGACCTCGCGGCCCTCCACCTGGTAGATGTGCCCGCAGGCCGGGCACCGCGGGCCCGGTCTATGACACGCGAAGCACGACGGGCATTGCCTGACCGGCACCGTGGCCGCGGTCATGGGGCCGCGCCGGCGGGCGCCCGTCAGCGTCCACTCCCGGTCATCGTCTGGCATGCCGTGCCTGAACACGTTGCTCGAATGATCCAGGATGATGGCGTGGTTCTTGCCCGGCGCCGGCCGCAGCGCGCGGCCCACTTGCTGGATGTAGAGCCCCTCGCTCTGGGTGGGTCGGAGCAGGATCGCGGCCGCCACGCAGGGCGCATCGAAGCCCTCGCTGATGAGGTCACAGCTGGCGATCACCTGCAGCCGGCCGTCCCGCAGCGCGTCGACCGCGTCCTGGACGCGCTCGGCCTTCATGTTCCCGCTGATGGCCGCGGCCCGGATCCCGGTGCGGTTGAAATCCGCGGCGACATCCTCGGCATGCTGCACCGAGACGCAGAACGCCACCGCGGGCGCGTTGGGGCATAGCCTGCGATAGTGGGCTACCGCGTCTCCCGTCACGGTAGGCCGGTCCATGGTGGCGGCGAGTTCGCGTTGGTCCCAGTCCCCGCCCCGGGTCCGGATGCGGGAGAGGTCTACCTGGTGCGCCGGCGCGTAGACCACCGGCCCCACCAGGTAGCCGGTGTCGATGAGCTCCTTGGTGCTAGGCCCCATGACCATGGTCTCATAGACGTCCTGCAGGCCGGCGCCGTCCAGCCTGCAGGGGGTGGCCGTGACGCCGAGCAGGTGGGCCTCGGGCATCGCGGTGAGGATCTTGCGCCAGCTCCCGGCTGTGGCGTGGTGGCCCTCGTCGATGACGAGAAAATCGAACTGGTGGCGGTCGAGCCTGCGGACCAGGGTCTGAACGCTCGCTACGTGCACCATGTCCTCGGTGGGCGTGTGGCCCGGCGCGATGAGGCCGTGCGGGACGCCGGCCGCGGTCAGGGCCCGGCTAGCCTGCTGCAGCAGGGTGTCGCGGTGAACCAGGATGCAGGTCCGCGTCCCCTGCGCGGCCGCGGAGTGGGTGATGTAGCAGAACATCGTGGTCTTGCCGGCTCCGGTCGGGGCCACGTAGAGCACCGACTGCGCCGTGTCGAAGGCCTCGCGGATGTCGTTGACTCCGCGGTCCTGGTAGGGCCGGAGCTGGACCATGTCAGGATGCGATGGTGAATTTGCCGTTCTTGAGCGAATAGAAGGTGTCGGCCTTGATGCGCTTACCGTCCACCTTGGTGGTCTTGACGTTGACGCGGTGCCATTCGGCTCCGATGATCTTCCACTCCGCGATCGTAAGCCAGCATCCGACAGCGCCCTTGGCCTTGGCCTCCAGGCCAAGGGACACAGCCGCGCCCCTCACGCCGGTGGCGGAAGCCGCGCCCTGTTCGCCGGTGGCGGAAGCCGCGCCCTGGTAGCCGGTGGCGGAAGCCGCGCCCCTCACGCCGGTGGCGGAAGCCGCGCCCTGTTCGCCGGTGGCGGAAGCCGCGCCCCTCACGCCGGTGGCGGAAGCCGCGCCCTGGTCGCCGGTGGCGGAAGCCGCGCCCTGGTAGCCGGTGGCGGAAGCCGCGCCCCTCACGCCGGTGGCGGAAGCCGCGCCCCTCACGCCGGTGGCGGAAGCCGCGCCCTGTTCGCCGGTGGCGGAAGCCGCGCCCTGGTAGCCGGTGGCGGAAGCCGCGCCCTGGTAGCCGGTGGCGGAAGCCGCGCCCTGTTCGCCGGTGGCGGAAGCCGCGCCCTGGTAGCCGGTGGCGGAAGCCGCGCCCTGGTAGCCGGTGGCGGAAGCCGCGCCCCTCACGCCGGTGGCGGAAGCCGCGCCCCTCACGCCGGTGGCGGAAGCCGCGCCCTGGTAGCCGGTG